ACCTTCGGATGACCCACGTAGATATAGTTAGAAAGAACCTATCCTTTGGCGTTTAAGCTCCTTAGATACGTTTACTTGTAGCTGTCTCCTAAGATATAAACCAAATGTCTTTGTTATAGCTCCTTCTGCTTCCTTCTTAGCAGGGAATATAGCGTTGTAACTGACAGTAGATTGTGCAATAAACAAGGCACGTAACTTATTTGTCTTTTCTCTTCTATATACACCTGCAGGTCTAGCGCCACCTGTTGGTTTACCAATAAATATATTGTTACCAGTTCTATTACCTGTACCTACAGACTTATATAATTTATTAATAAAACTTTTCTTGACGTTACCATATTGATCTTTGTGCTTATCTAAGAATCTAGTGGGAACTAACTTAGAATCACGTGGCATATCTTTGGCAGTTGAGTGATTAACAAACAAAGCATCATACTTAGCCCTTCTAGTTCCTCCTAAGATATTGCCTGATAGGTAACGTGTTTGATCATACCCCCTGCCTGTCTTACCATCTTTAGGTGTTATAACAGACATTAGTGTAGACTTCTTAGCTATTGTTGCTCTAAAGCCTTTCTGTGTAGATAATTTGGGTTTATCTAAGTAACGTCTTGCTGACCCTGCCAATGTATTTAATGCAGACTTTTGTTTACTACCAGGTAAGAATTTAGAGCCTTGAACAGAAGCGTTAATAGCTTGGGATATGGAATAAGGTAATTGTTTAGTATGTTGGTTAGTCCATTTAATAGCAGTAGGTAGTTCTGATTTAATGTCTAACTTTATTGCCATTAGAAGGGTATTGGTGTTTCTTCTACTTTAGCTGATTCTCTTTTTTCTGGTAATACAAAATTGTTTACATTAACTCTGAAAAACTTTCTTTTTTGTCCATCTTCTGTTTCATAAGTTGAATAGAAACCCTCACCTGATACTGCTACAAGACAACCTTTTTTATATGCATCTACTACTAATTCCCATCTTTTGCCCCATACCTGGCAATCAACAAATGATGTCTTATCTTTGCCATGAGAAACGGCTATTGTAAATTCTGCTACGTCATAAGCCCCTGCTTTTTTATATTCAGCGTCTTTAGTTAAACGCCCTGCGACTGATACATTAAACATTGTGATTAGTTAAATAGTTTGCTATCAGGTTGTTAATACCTGATGAATAGGAAAAATTGTTGGCCTTACAAAACGCTCTAAATGCTTTGTAATTAACAGGTGTAAGTTTAGAAGATACCAGAAAGCGGTTTTTCCAATTAGATGCAGCAACATCGTCAGGTCTATTTTTAAGTGGGTCATTAATCATTGGTTAGCAGAAATCCATTCTTCTATAAAAGTAACGTGTTTTGGTAAGGTTATATTTTCTGATAACTTTTTGTTTCTTTTGAAATCAAATTCTATATATAGGGCATCTGCCAAAGTGTTATATAGCTTTTTATCTTTAACAAGTAATTCACCTACAAGTTTTAGGTAATATTGTTTAGTTTCATCATCTAATATTGTTGGCATTCCTACGGCCTTGTTTTTTGTAATTGGTGTAATTTTTGATGTTTTAGGCTCTGCGAAATCACCATCATTGTCGGGAATACCTGCATTAAGTCCTAGTATTGCTAATTCACAGTATCTACGAAAATAAGTTAAAGCACCGCCTTCTGCGTGCATAGGATTACCTCTTACATTAGTTGCAGAAGGTAATAAGTATTCAGATGTTATTACTTCACCAGATGTATGCATTAAATTGGTTACTAATACGTTTCTATCTTCATATATCTTTGTTGTATGGATTACGGCCAAGCCATTAGCAGCTAAAGCAGGGTTAATTGTTGCAAGTACAGTAGAAAGATCAGCAAACTTACCAAATTGAGCGTTATCTTTTTCTTCAATAGTGCCTACCTGTTGAATAAACTTACATAAGGCTGCGGTTATTTCTTTTGTCAAAGTGTTTTATATATTTGGCCTTAGTATAGCTATGGTTTACCCTTATGACAATCATGGCTGTTAATAATTTGTCTTAATCGTTCATTATCAGCTATTACTTCTGCTAATAGATCAAATGGGTCATTTATCCCTGCTAACTCGGTTCTTAGCATTTTTATACGTCTATTATGTTTTGCTAGTGTACGAGACATAGCATTATTAGACTTATGAGCTAACAATAACATATATATAGCGTCTGTAAAGATTTAATACAATATGCATAGTACATAGGTGGTTGACATTGTTTCATTAGGGTCTATATTGAACCCTATTAGCACCCATTACGTACCCAAAATGACCCCATTACGTACCCGCATAGATGACAACGTAACAGAAAAAATTAAGAAGTTACAGCCAACTCACCTGTCAAGACAAGCATTTATAAATGAATTAATCCTTTTAGGTATTTTACAGAAATACAAAGAAGAAAATAATATGGCACAATATATATATAAAGATAAAGAATTAGACAAGAAGAGTTTAGAAAGAAAAGAACAAAAAGAAAAAATTAATAAAAAAGAAAAACAAGAAAAGATAATACCAGATGATTTAAAACACTTTCAACCTCTTATAGATGATTTCTGGAAGGTTAAGAAAGGGTCTAAATCAATACAGGCTTGGAAATTACAACTAACAGAATATAGAAAGTTTATAGAAAAGTATGGTGAACAGGTTTTAAGAGATCAGTTAGAAGCAGGTATTCTTGCAGGGACTTGGAAGGGGTTAAAAATAAGTAATTACGAAGAACAGCTTAAACGTGTCACAAGGTTTGCTAAAGAACCAGAAACAGAAACTAAAGCTCCTAAGTATGTACAATTTGATGGCATGGGGAATTTAATTTAATGGATAGTTTATTCGGTGCTAGTGGCATTAGAACACTACGTAGAATGATTAAGAATGGTCTTATAACAGAAAAAGATCTAGATACACCTCCTGATGGTTGGTTTTTAGCAATGGGCTATGAAAGAGAAGTTGGTACTGGTAAATGGAAGCGCATATTACGTACAAAAGCGGGTGCTAGGCCGTCATTACCTCTACATAAAATACCGAAATATAGAAATAGTCTTACAGGTAAAATAACCTTTGATCCTGTGGCATATGAAAAGCGAAATTAAAGATATTCTTGTACAAGATCCGTTTGTAAAGTTTTACCCAGAACCACACAAATACTACGACTTAAAACGTAAGTGTTATGTAGCCAGGTCTATTAGTGATGTTGTTAGAACATCTGATTTTGTTAGTAAAAATATGGAAGTTGCTGCAAAAAGGGGTACAGCGATACATGAAGCTGCCCAGATATGGTGTGAAACAAAAGACAAGACACTAGCACTAGCGTATGCAAAAGAATATAAACAATGGGTTGAGCATTTAATTAATTATCGTATGTGGGATACATGGGATTGTGTTGCTAATGAATTACGTATGGTAGATAGGAAAAGAGATATTGCAGGTAGTTTGGATGCAGTATTACAACATAAAAAGACAGGTGTATTATGTTTAGCAGACTTTAAAACACAAGTTAAGTACAGAAAGAAAAACCATAGGTTGCAGATAGGTGGTTATGTGTCTTTGTTAAATCAAAACTATCCATCTATAAATTTATTTACCTGTAGAGTGATTTATATAACACCAGATGGAATAAAGACACAAGAATATAACCCTGCTGAATGTATGTTTGATTATGAACAGGCTAGGAGTATTTATTTTAAAAATACGAATTAAAAGTAAATTAAACAAAAGTAGCTAATATTAAATTATGGCTTGCATAATATAGGGGTATACCCCATACTATAGAAAAGCTGTTATTCTTTACCTTACGCACCTATGTCATCTGAAGAAGAATTGGAAGCAATAGAAAGGCAAGAATGGTTGGCTAAGTTTGATGATCGTCAAGTTATGAACGCTGCAAGAATGTATCTTGAATGGCTATTCCATTTACCAGACGATTATCAGCCTACTACACATAGCGAATTTACTCTTTAAACATGAAACCACAACCAGAACAAGTACTAAAAGAACTAAAAGATTGGCAAATTAAAATGAAAGCCTGTAAAGAGCAAATAGATGCTAGAAAGGTAATTTTAGAAGATTACTATAGCAATAGTTTTATTATGTCTAGATTTGAAATTGATGGTATTAAAGCAGAAAGAAGGCGTAAACCTGAGAAGTGGAAATATTCAGATAAATTAAATAGTTACAGAAAAGATATATTAGATGCTTTAGAAGATCGTGAACAACAGGAAAGAGAAGAAGGTATAGCTACTAAAATAGATACAGGCTTTACTTGGGCAATTAGATGAAAACTAAATTAACAACAATTCCTAAATTAAGAGAGTACGATCCATTAGAAAGATATGCATATGAAAGAATAGCGATTTTAGACAAAATAGTGCAAAAAATTAAAACAAAACAAAAAAAATGAAAACAACAGAACGTGTAGAACAGGCGTTTAAACGCATAAAAGAGTTACTAAGGTTAGTTACTGATTGGACTAAAAACCCTAAAGAAGATGTATTAACAAAAGAATTTAGAGAGAAGAAATTACAAATGATAGAAGATTTATATACGCAATTAGGCCAACTTAATGACAGGTTTATGTTTACCCATGAATCAGAATTTAAAACCAAGGAATATGTAGTTGAATATGAAAAGATTAAAAAACAAATTAACGATTTAGAAAAATGAAAAATATTACACCACGAATTTTAAAAACACCTAAAGGAGACATTGCTGTTTATAAATGGTGGGAAAAAGGTGAATTTAAACTTAAATTTGTAAAGTTATACGAGGATTCAGAAAAATGAACTCACAAAAAAATAAAGGCGATAGGGCTGAAAGAGAAGCCTGTATATACTTAACAGCAGCCACAGGGCATATTGTAGAACGCAGATTCGGGGCAGGTGCAGAGTTGGATAAGGGAGATCTTGTTGGTATTCCTGATACTGTGGTACAAGTTACAGATATGCGTGACAAATCCGAAGCGGTATTAAGAAAGCCTAGAGAAGCAGAACAGCAAAGACTAAACGCAGGTGCTAAACACGCTATTACTATGGTTAGGTTCAATAAAAGACCTGGTTGCGCAGAAGGTGATAATTGGCGTGTTGTTATGACTATTGAGCAATTTGCAAGACTAATAAATGATATTAAATGATTACAAAGTAAAAAGTATTGCATTTAATGAATGTAAAGAATGGTTTTTACGTAAACATTATTTAAAAAGACTTGCTTCATTTACATATATTTTTGGTTTATATAAACACAATTATTTAGTAGGTGTTTGTAGTTATGGAAGGCCAGTTTCACATAGTCTTGTTAAGGGTTCATTTAAAGGTCATTATCAAAATAATTTTTTAGAGCTTAATAGATTAGTAATTAATGAGAATTTAGAGAAAAATTGTTTATCTTATTTTTTATCAAAGACTTTAAAAATGTTACCAAAACCAACAGTTGTTGTAAGTTATGCAGACACATCTTTAGGTCATCATGGTTATATTTATCAGGCTACCAATTGGATATATACAGGTTTATCTGCAAAGAGAAAAGACTATAAAATTAAAGGAATGAATTTACATAGTGCTAGTCTTTTAGACAGAGAAGGTCGAAACATAGGAAAAGGTAAAATAAAACTAATTAAAGAAAAATTTGGTAATGATTTATATACAGAAGCAAGACCAAGAAAACATAGATATTTTTATTTATTAGGTGATAAAAAAACAAAAAAACAAATGATAAAAAATCTATCCTATAAAATTCAATCTTATCCAAAAGGTAATAATAATAAATATGATGCAACTTATGAACCAACTGTACAAGGAATATTATTTTAATACTTGACAGGGGTATACCCTTTTGTAATACTGAAGTACACAACACAAAGAGGTTTCCAAAATGTCTAATTTTCTAATGATGTTAGCAGCGTCAGGGGTGTTTTATACAGCTATCTCATCAACCCTATATGACATGACAGTAACAGATTGTAATGCAGGTGTAGAATTAGCCTGTAAAGAGGTAAACAGATAACCACAGTCGGGAAGCCTGATAGTTAGGTTGTAAGATTTCCTAACTTGAAAGTTATACAACACCTACTCATCTAGGAAAGGCAAGGCAAAAAATCAATTTCCCGACTTAATCCCATAAAAGGAGTTAAAGTAATGAATTACGCTGCAACCATAACTTATTTTGCTGCAGCAATATTGACAGGAGGAATGATATTTTTAGGCAATAGTTATCACAGAGTTGCAGATAGTAATAAAGCCTTATCATCAGATATACAATCACTCATTGAAGCATATCTAACAAGTGATAAGGATTGTTATTTGTTAGCACCGAAACCTAAGGATTGGCTTATATGGGAAGAAATGCCATACAAAACAAAACCAAAACAAATGATTCTTGAAAATTAATTTAATCTAGGGAACAATTTCTGCTCCAAGAGATCAACAGCCCTATCATCTAATGTGTTTGTTGTCTGCTGACATATGACACGTAAAAGATCAATAATTAACCTTTTGCATCCTGTAGTAGAAAGAAAGCGTAATAGTATAGGTTTAAGAATTTTGTTCATAATTTGTTTTCCTTTACAAACATATTGTAGACGTTAAATTGAAATATAGGCTACCTGATCCCCATTGCCAAGCATAGGTGGCCTTTTTACCTTCTAGGCTTTATCTCTGCAACAGCCAGTTCTACTTCTTTCAATCTATGAAAAACTTCTTTCATATCGTCATGCATATCATCTATTTTTGTTGTTAATAATTCTATAGCTGTTGTATTTCTAACTAAATCATCCCTAGACTGTCTACCTCTATAAGACACAGAACCTACAGAAACGAAACAAGCCGTTAACATTGCCCCACCAACTGCTGCTATAACCTCTACCACTTTCTTTTATTAGTTCTATAGCTATTATGACATTAAAAAAGTCATGCCAGAACAAAATTCTAAAAATCCTCTACAAAAACTAAAAGAAAAGTTTGACGATAAAGAAGAACAATTAGAAATATTAGGTACGTTTATTAGGCTAGGCGTTATGGTCTGGGCAGGTTTTATTATTAGCTTAAACTACATAACCATACCAGGCTTAACAGAAGGCAGAGAGGTTAAAGATATAACCTTCATAGCTTCAGTATTTACAGGTTGTCTAGCTAGTTTTAATATCACACCTGGAGGTAAGAAAAAGAAAGAAGAAAAAACAGAAGGGGGTAAAGGTGTTGCAAACTCTAGCGAAAACGTGCAAACTATAAGAATAGTCCAAGAACCTCTTAAAATTATTGGTGTAAAAGAAGTAGACCCCAAAACCAAAACATGAAAAAACTAATTGCACTCTTATTTTTGTTTAGTCCTTCTGTAGCACTAGCAGACATAACGCAAAAATTTACGACATCAGCCCAAATTTCGGTAGATATGCCCTATTCTGTCACGAATAAATTAGGCACGACATATTCAATATCTGGTACAAATATAACTCCATCTGTAACTAGTGGGGGATCTACAACATCTAATGCCATAGGTGGTTTAAATGTAGGCAGCTTGACCGCAGGTGTACCTGCCATGATTCAAACTGACAAAGCAGTAACAACAGCAGGGTCAGCTTTTTCTCTTACTGAATCAGTAACAATGGGTGATGTAACACCATCAGCAATTACACCTTCGTCAGGCATAGCAGCATTACCACATCTTGGTGGACAGACAACAATAGGTAGTGGAGGTACTCTCGGATCAGGTGCTATGACTTCTTTATCATCAGGTGTCCATACTTGTAGCGGTGCATTTGGA